AGGAAATGTCGAATTCGTGGTCGGCGCCGGTGCCGACGGCGAGAACGACCGTATCGCGCGCGCGATCCAGCACGCGCTGCTCAAGGAGCACCTGGTCGACTCGATGACGGTGCTCAACAGGCCCGGCGCCGCGCAAACTATCGCCATCAACTATCTGGCGCAGAAGAAAGGCGACGGCTACGCCCAGAGCGCCGCGAATCCCAGGAGCGCGATCGTCGCAACCTGTTTCATGATGGATCACGTCAAGCAATAAGCCGGGACCGCGGCTGCGAGCTTCGCTTCGCGACAGGGGTCGCGCGCGATGACGACGATGTAAGTGGCAACAGCTTCCCAGATCAGACACCCGCCGGGACATGGAATTTTCTGAAGAGAGACGGAGCGCCGCAACCCGGCGTCTCGCCGTCAAGGCCAGGACCAGAGACTAAATTCCAGCGGGCAAAGCCCGCCAATTCGGCACTGTTCGCACGTCTCCAGGAAGGTCCTGAAACGGCGGGGCTGGGTGGTGGTGGCGGCAGCCAGATCAGAACCCGTCTCCACTCGAAAATTCCCTGCAAGACGGGAAAGAGCAGGGAATTTGCTGGAAAACCGGCTGATTTTATGAAAACAGGCCTGCAGTTCTGCAACAATTTCAACGCGCTAAGGGACGAATTCCCTAGTACATCGATCAGGGAAGTTTTGCGGGCTAGCACGGAAGAAGCAGGGAGCGATTTTTGATGAAACAGGGAAAAGCTTGTAAGTGCCACCTGCCCTGCGGTGGCGGCTGCTGAACCAGCTCATGACGAGCTCGCGATGTCCCACATTGGCAATAAGTTCAGCTTGACGGAGTTGAAAGAATCGAGAATTTTCTTGTTTGTGACCTGCGTCGCGGGAGAGCCGCGACGTAGCTCGGGACGGAGGTCCCCCAACGGTTTAGTCCGGGGCCGTTCGGACTGTTTAACGGATGCGAGATGGCCGAGTGTCGGGTTTGGCCTTTGCGCGGTTTATCTCAGTGGCGTAATGCATCGGGCGTGAGGCCCAAATGCATTGGGCGTGAGGCCCAAAATTTCAGATGGCGTGAGGCTGTCTGAAGCCGGTAGTAATCCGCTGACCCACGACGTCGGTGCGGGGATGCCGTACTGACTGTTCTTATCGGGGTGGCAGGGTTGAGCCGGCAGTGCGCAGCGGGTGATGTGCGGGGGATCTCGCGCCTCGGCATAGCGCTGCGATTTATCCCCATCGCTGCAACTTAGTTGCCGGCCGGCATGCCGCGTTGACGCGCGTGCTCCGGCAAAGCGGAGCAACATCATGGCGTACACTCATACGGTCGTACCCATCGACCAAGTCAGACCCCATCCTAGGAATCCACGCACCCACACGAAAAAGCAGATCCGGCAGATTGCGGCTAGCATCCGCGCGGTCGGTTTTGCAGCGCCTGTCCTGATTGACGAGGATAAAGTACTCATCGCTGGGCATGGTCGGCTGGAAGCCGCCAGATCCCTTGGGATGTCGTCCGTCCCAGCGATCATCATTTCCGGACTCACCGACGCCAAGAAGCGGGCGCTGCTCCTAGCTGACAACCGGATTGCGCTGAGCGCGGGCTGGGATCGAGAGCAGCTGGCGATCGAGCTCGCCGCCCTCCCCGAGCTCTTGGTTGAGGATGATCTCGACATCTCCGTCACGGGCTTCGAGCCCGCCGAGATCGATGCACTGCATGCTGACTTCGAGGATGGGTCAAACGACCCCGCCGACGAGATCGACGACAGTTGCCTGGACGGTCCGGCGGTCACGGAGGTTGCGGATCTCTGGCAGCTGGGCAAACACCGGCTGCTGTGTGGCGATGCGCGAAGCCCTGATGATCTGACCCGACTGCTCGACGGTAGGCGAGCCCATATGGCATTCCTCGACCCGCCCTACAACGTGGCGGTCGGCAGTGTCGTCGGACGCGGGGCCGTGAAGCACGGTGAGTTTGCCATGGCGTCCGGCGAGATGTCGCGTGATGCGTTCATCGCGTTTCTGAAGGAAACGCTTGGCGCGGCAACAAAGGTCTCAATCGACGGAGCCATTCACTTCGCGTGTATGGATTAGCGCCATATCGAGGAGTTGGTTACCGCGAGCCGCAGCCTCTATGGGGCAATGCTCAATCTGATCGCCTGGGTGAAGACCAACGCCGGCCAGGGCAGTTTCTATCGAAGCCAGCACGAGTTGATCGGGGTATTCCGTGTCGGCGCAACCCCCCACCTGAATACGATCGAACTGGGGCGGCACGGCCGCAGCCGGTCAAATGTCTGGCACTACACCGGAGCGAACACCTTCAGGGCCGGCCGCATCAACGACCTACGTGCTCATCCGACGGTCAAGCCGGTGGCGATGGTCGCCGACGCAATGAAGGATTGTACTCGGCGCAAGGAAATCGTCCTCGACAGCTTCTGCGGTTCGGGCACGACGATTTTGGCGGCAGAGCGGGTTGGACGTCGAGGCTACGGCCTGGAGATCGACCCTGGATATGTCGATGTGGCGGTCCGGCGATGGCAGGCATTCTCTGGCAGTGACGCTTTGCATGTTGCATCCGGCCTCACCTTCGAGGAAATCGGACTTCAGCGCTGCGACAAGAAGAGGGCCAGGCCGACGAGTGCCGTCGCTAAGCGCGGCAGGAGGTAGCCGCCATGACCCGCAAAGCGCCTTCTCAATCCCCCCGACGTCAACATGGATCGGGCAGCACGGCTGAGCTACCCGATCACCATACAGCTGGCCAGCAAGCCGGTGCGCCACGCGCAAGCGCCACTCCTCCTGAGGGCCAAGGCAGCGAACAGGGGACGTACGCTGTAGGTTTCGGTCGTCCACCATTGCACAGCCGCTTCAAGCCTGGGCAGTCCGGCAATCCGAAAGGCCGACCAAAACAATCCCAGAACTTGCGCACGATCGTAAAGCAAGTCTCCAACGAGCAAATTCAGATCCGCGAGGGAGATCGTCCGCGGCGGATGCCTAGAATGGAGGCGCTTGTGCGCACGACGTTTACACGCGCATTCAAAGACCCCAAAGCGTTAGCCTCGCTCATGGTTCTGCTGCGGCAATGTGGCTACGGAGCCGATCACGACGAACCCGCAGGCGATATGCTCCTCGGTCCGGACTACCACGCGATCATCGATGATTTCCTCGCCCGCAATGGGGCCGAGAACGCTGCAAGCGATGATGAGGTCGACACCACCGTGTCGCCCACCGCGAAGTCGGCAAAGCGGGAGGGATGATCGCATGGACGCTCGACGCTCGCCTTTGCCCGCATCGCTAGCTGCCGCCATCATAGGCACGGATCTCTATTCGTTCATACGAGCATCATTTCCGATTATATCGGGCGGCGGCCGCTACCTGCCCAATTGGCATGTGGAAGCGATGTCGTATGAGCTTAACGAAGTCATGAGAGGCAGAACGCGGCGGCTGATCATCACCGTCCCGCCCCGGAGTCTCAAATCCATCTGCGCCTCCGTCGCCTTACCGGCGTTCGCTCTGGGTCATGATCCGAGCCGTCGGATTATCTGCGTCAGCTATTCGGAGGGCTTGGCACGTAAGCACGCTAACGACTGCCGTGCTCTGATGCGCTCCGATCTTTATCGGTGGATTTTCCCGAGCACCCGGATCAGCCCTGCCAAGGACACGGAGACGGAAGTCATGACCACGGCACGCGGGTCGCGGCTTGCGACCTCGGTTGGCGGCACGTTGACCGGTCGTGGGGGAAATCTGTTGATCATCGACGATCCGCTCAAGCCGCAAGACGCGCACTCAGAAAGCGCGCGCGAATCCTTAAAGCAATGGTACTCCAACACGCTACTGTCGCGGCTCGACCACAAGACCGAGGGCTCGATCATTGTCGTCATGCAGCGGCTTCACCCCGATGACCTCGTCGGTCATCTCCTGGAGCAGGGAGGTTGGGCACATTTGAATCTTCCAGTAATCGCGGAAGAGGAAAGCATTGTCCGTATCGGCCCAAATCTTAGCCACAGGCGCAGGGTCGGCGATCTGCTTCACCCGGAACGAGAATCTCAGGCCGCTCTCGATGAGTTGAAGGCCTCGATGGGTTCGATGGAGTTTGCGGCGCAGTATCAGCAGGCCCCTGTGCCGATAGGCGGCAATCTGATCAAGTGGTCATGGTTCAAGTCCTATGAGACGCCACCCACCCTGCAATCGGGCGACAAGATCATCGTTAGCTGGGACACGGCACTCAGCAGCAGCCAGCTCGCCGACTACTCAGCGTGCGTTGTCCTGCTGGCGCGCAGGGAGACGATATATATCCTCGACGTTTTGCGGGCCCGTCTGGAGTATCCAGATCTCAAGCGGACCGTCCTTCAGCACCATCATCGCTGGCGCCACGTTGCTTCCAACTACGCCCTCCTCATCGAGAACAAAGGGTCAGGCCTCAGCCTGATCCAAGACCTGCGCCGCGAGGAAATCTACGCCATTGGCGTCGATCCAGATGGCGATAAGATCCTGCGTATGGCCGCTCAAACTGCGCCGATCGAGGCGGGCGCGGTCTATCGCCCTACGCAGGCGCCGTGGCTCGACGAGTTCAAGAAGGAAATTCTCTCATTCCCGTTAAGCAAACACGACGACCAGATCGATGCGCTATCGCAGGCGCTGCAGCGCGCGTTCGCGCCTGGACCGCGGCCGGCGGTATTCGGTCACTATTAACGTGACGAGATCAAATAAGAGCCTAACAGGCTGCTGAAATTCGGGTTTTCGCAGCTGTATCCGGCTTTTGAGACCGGCTCAGTGGTCTTGGTTGAATGTCATTTAATGGATTCCCAGAGTTTTCCGATGTCCGGTTGCCGCTCATGCTTGGGCCGCGATGAGTTTTGGTAGGCGGATCAGATTGTAGCCGGCCATCGTCAGGGTGAACTTGAAGCCGAGTTTCTTGACGCCCCGAAGCATGGGCCGCGCAAGCCCGCCGATGGTGCCCCAGCCGAACGGCTCCTCGATGCGCTTTCTCTTCCGCTGGCTCACCGCATAGCCGGCATGCCGTGTGGTACGGGCGTCGACCGCGGAACGTCG